AACAAGGTCACCGATACCAGTGAACCAACGACCGACAGTATTGTCTACGTAGTTCTTCTGGATGCTTGCATCGTTCCATAGGTCAACATCATCAATATCGATGTCTCCAGTAGAAAGAACAATTGAAGATAGTGGCTTTACTAGTGGAATTAAATCCGACTTAGTAAGAGCCTGCATTGTTGATACCTTAGCACTGCGATTGTACGCAGACTTAATATCAGAAAGTTGGAATCCTTCTTCGTACTCACCCTTTTTGTAAAGTGGTGATGACATATCTGTGACTAATGCTACAGTTGATAAAGGACGAAATACATAAGGAGATAGAACTTTATTGTTAAGTTGGATAGCACCACGAAGAAGCATATCTCCGCTCTTAGCGGCTAACTTCTTTGCAACATTAAGACCTGGTACTGACTCAATTTCCTTGTCAACAACAGATAATGCATTCTTCACTGTTTCGTGAAATGCTTTTTCCTTCTCTAGTTCATCTCCTGTAAGGGTGCTTCCGCCTCCTGTTAAGCGCTGACCTACTGCTTTAGCAGTGGATAGAGCATTTGTGAATTCATTCCACAATGGCATTCTTACCCCCTGAAACTAGTAATGTATTTTTTCTCTATGCCGCCTTGGACATCTTCACCTGTAATACCTAGGATGAAGTTATCGCGGTCTTCTGGTGATTTCCATGAAATCATAGCAAGTTCCATAGCAATTGCTGCGTTCTGGTAGCCAAGTGAATTGGCAAACTTGTCAATGTTATCGAATAGGCTACCTGGTAGCCATGCTGCCTTACTCATTACTTGCTCGCTAAGTAGTTAACGAATCGCTTAAATGAATCTGGTGCGTCTTTGTAACTTGCTGCTTGAATCAAATCTGGTAGGTACTGTGCAACTAGTGCTGCATTCTCATCTGGACGTGTGTTAGCAGATAAGCCTCTAGGCATTGCATCTGAACCAGGACCAGGACCGAAGTCTACACCTGCTGTGATTGGCTCTTCTGGGTTATTACTCTCGTCCATAAGTGAACCAATTGAAGGTAACTGTGGCATTGGAGGTGCTGATGCTGCCGCTGGTGATGCTGATGTTCCTGTTGGGGCTGCAGCCATTGGTGCGCCCGCTTGCTGTTCTGCCATTGCTTTGCCCTCTCCGTATTGACCGCCAGACATATAGCGATTTGGTTGTCCCGCTTTAGAACCTGCGCCACCTGTAGCAGATACCCCAGTGTTGTTCTGTGGTGCTGTTGGTCGATATCCGCCCTTTGGCATTTTGTCTCCTACTTAAATTGTGTAAATGTATGAATTGGGTCAGAGCACATGTTGTCGTATTGAATTGCGATAGCAATTGCTTTACGTATAATGCGTTCTGCTTCTTTGACAGTCTTTACTTTTTCCACACCCAACGCTGCCAATGCACCGAGGGCGACATCCCCACCGCTACCCATAACATATACATTACGAATATCGGTATCCCAAGAGTAATCATCAGAAACCGAATACACTTGGCCCTTAATCGAGATAAGAAATCCACCTTCATTTTGCGCGATGTCCCCATCTTCTTTCATGTCGATGCCAGCATCGATAAACTCTTTACGCATTCTTGGAATAAACTTCGTACTCATAAATACATCTAAGTCCTCTTTAAGAGTTGGCTTAGGTTGTACATATCCGTAATGCAAAACATTACTTGTACGAGAGGAACCACATCCAGCAATCAAAACACCGTTGTTGTCTACAATCTTGGGAGTCTTGCTTACTTGGAAACGACCGTGGTCGTCACTCAAACGTGAATCACAGCCCATTACGGACCAACCATCACCTTGAATTGCGACCAATGTCGTCATGTTATCCCCTTGTTGTTACTCGTCCGCTTGTCTTACCGCTACCACTTAGTGTGGAAAGGATAGTTTGAATATCTGGAGGTGGAGCCTGTGGGGCTAAACCTTGTGGAGAAGGAGCGCCTCCTGCTGGAGCGCCACCTGGAACAGGGGACGGCTGTTCAACGGGAGAAACTGGGGCTCCAACAGGAGGAACTGGTTGCTTAGGTGCGAATATATCGCTAACAGCATCTTCAAGGGCTTGACCCTTTTGACGTGCTTTAATTACCGAAGCAATATTAGTTATGATAGATGATACATCTCCACCAGATGTTGCCATCTGTGGAATTGCCTGTGTCATCGCACTGATAGATGAAAGAAGCGATGCACGCAATCCTTCAACTTCAATCTTCTCAAGTTCCTGCGTAACATTGACAGTGAAGGGAAGTTCACGCATTGCCATGTCCTTGGAGATTAATCCACCGCTAAGAGCCTGTAGCATAAAGATAAGTCCCTGTGCTGGGTTAAGACCAGCCAACATTCCATAACGAACGTCTGCAGAAAAGTCACCCTTGATATCCTTAGATGGCTTGTACTCTACTTCGTATGGAGAACCAGAGTCAACACCACGAATAGTCTTAGTCTCTGCGAAAATCTTTTCATCAACTTCAAAACACACTGCGATTACATCGCGTAGTGCTGCGGCAAAGATTGCCTGCGCTGATTTAACTTGGGTATCGAATGCACCCATGAGAGCCTGTACGCCCTGTCCAGTAACAACAGTAGCGTCAATGTTTCCAGTACGACCTTCTGGGTAACGAGTACCTGTGCGAAGTTCCTGGTTAAGTAACTGTGACTCTGTAAATGCGCCTTGAGGAATTGTGAGTTCTACACGACGAACACCAGCAGGGTTAGCGGTACGAATTACCGCATCGCCACCCAACTGGAGTTCTTGAACGTCGTTTGGTAGCACGATAGGTGCTTGTACACTCTTCTCTGCTGCTTCCATTGCCAGTAAGGCGAAACGGTTGCGGAGAAGTTGGATACCTAATACGTCGTCGAATTGTCCGCGCAGTTCACCATCAATAGATGGCTTACGTGCAACGACAACCATCATCTTACCAAGAGGATTCTTAGCAGATGAAAGAACTAAATTTTCCTTTGCAGGAACATAGACAACAGACTGGTCTTTGTCATAGTAGCGAACCAATTCAATTGGAGAGTTCATGTTCTGCTTATAGCCTTGACGGCCTAGCAGTTGAACTTCATACTCAGGGAATTGGGAGCACACATCACCTAGTGTCATGATATACTTCTTAGCATAAGCCACACAGCGTCCGTAGCGGTCAAAGTCTGGGTAAGCCCCAACTGGGTTTTCTACGCGAATACGTGGCAACTTGCTATCTTCATCCAATTCGATTAGGAAAGGGATGAAACCATATGTAATGTACCAGTCAGCACCTGAGTACATCTGTACTGCTAGGTCTGAGTGCTGGAAGTAATTTGATGCAATGCGAGTACGCTTATCAGCAAAACTACGTGCTCGGTCATTGACTGAGTTTGCTGCTGAACAGTTAATCGCTGGAAGTGGAGCCATAACCTCAGAGAGGTCACGTGCTACCACATCGATAAAGTTGGCTACTACGTTAGTGTCGACACCATCTGGAAAAAAGTCAGGGTATACTTCTGTAATCTTACCCTTACGTACTGCAAGGACGTCAAGGTTACGAGCATCTCTTGCACTGTGGCGTAGACGCAAGGCTTCAACCTTTTGTACTATACCTTCCATTGATAATGCCATTTGAGTCCTATCCGTAGTTTTCATTCCATTGCGCCGAGTAGGCATCATCTAAGTTGATGGAGTCTCTACTCGAACGTTGGGACCGTGTGGCCCACCTGTTCTGCTGGTACTTCACCCCAATACCTGACTGTTGCATTAACTCGCGTATGCGAATGATAGCAAACCAAAGCGCCATAACGCAGTCGGTTGGGTTTCGTGTATCAGGCTTCCAGGTGATAAGTTGCTGCACCAAGGTCTTTAAGCCTTCTGAGCCTTCGTTAGAAGGTAATTCGATTAAGTTGTTATCTTGAAATCTGTTATCATGAATCGTACCAAACAATGAAGCCATAGAGGCTACACCGAAGTTGGAGTCCCACTTATTTTTGCTAGTGTAGTGGGGCTTAAGTTGCACGCCATGAACCTGGCAGTACTCGTTAAGCACATCATCAAGCACGTATGCCTTCTGGTGTGCGTTAATCTCAATACGTAGTTCCTGTGGCTTGTACTTGATAATCCATTCCTCAAGTAAGGTTGTAATCTTACGAGGCGTAGGCTCGGTCATGTTAACGCAGTCTAATACATAGATGCGCCCATCAGCCTTATTATAAGTAGCAACAACCGCAGCCGTGGCACCTGCCATAGCAGGGTCAAGACCTATGATTGTATAGGTGCCTTCGATTCTGCGTGGGTGTCCTGCAGTCTCTGATTTAAGAGGTCCACGCTTTCGCATACCGTTGACACATCCTGCAACTGCTGTTGGTGAAAAGATAGAGTCGGATTCAACGTCTTCTTGTTGGTAGACCATAGCCCAAACAGACGGAGCGACTTCAGAACGCCTCTTGAAGAGAGAAGGGCCATCCCACTTAGGGTATAGTCCATTTTCGAGTTGGTCATCTAAATCATTCTCCTGCTGGTCAGTTGCTGGCCAAAGTGTTTTCCACTGCTCTGGCGTTTCATCAAATTCTAGTACGGCTGGCATAGCACAATAAGTGAAGGGTGTCTTACCACCAGTCCATTGTGAGCCATCACGAATCATCTTATATAGGTCAATCGAGGAAACGCGAGTTCCCACAATGACCAACTTGCCATGTCTACCTAGACGAGTGATAACTTCCTTCTGCAGCCATTCAATCTGCTTTTCCCACTCATGGGCG